AAAAAGCAGCTAGCAGTTTGTATTACGTAGCAACATTTAAACATGCAGCTAATACTAAATCATATGCTGATCCTTTAAGCGTTACAGAGGCTGCATTATTTACATCTATATCACATCTAGTAATCGATGGTGCTATTGGCATGTGTTATACAACAACAGCTGCTGCATCACTTGCATCTTATGGCAGACTTGTTGGTTCAAATCATTTCAAAGTAGCAGGTCTTGCGCTAGAGGCATATCATGTTTTATACCAAGACAATCAGATATCAGAATCAATTTGTAATGAATGCGGAATTATCGAAAACAAGATCGAAAGTTACCTAAATATGAATGGAACTTTGGCTCATAATTTCACAATAGAAGGACTATAAATGGCTACACCACTAGCACCTGAAGAGTCTCATGTCTTAAAAAGAGAGCTGCTTGACGTCATGCAACAGAACGGCGGAATGTCATATGCTTCTGCAAAAGCTATCGGTGTTCCTTATAAAACTGTTCATTATTGGATGCAGAATGACCCCGATTTCATGAAAGAGTATGAAGAAATTAAGGAACGTATTCTTGATAGAATGGAAATGGAATTAATTCAGCGTGCTACCATGAACAAAGATAGAGATGCTTGTTTGCTATTCTATTTAAAAACTAGAGGAAAGCATAGAGGTTATGTAGAGAGGACTGAAACAACTGGGGCAAATGGTGCTCCACTCACAAATGAAGTAACCTTCAAAGTTGCAGAAGCTGATGTGGATCTAGTTGAAAGAATAAAAATGAAAGCAATAGAAGAATATAAGGCAGGACTAATAGATGACCAAAGAAAATGATGTAATGATAAGACTTAATGACTCAATGATTGCTAGGGAATTAGAGAATAACATGAACGTACTCGAAGAGATAAGATACGATATGGAAAGAAGACAACAGCCATTCTCCGCATTCAATATAGTTTTACTTAATAGAACGATCTCAAATCTTAAAGCCTTAATTAAATGCATCAATGAAACATCTGAATGATATAGAAAAGCAAGCAATTCTGGGAATTCAGCGCAATTCATTGCCAGAGTTTATTAGGCGTACTTTCTCTATTATTGATCCGATATCTACTTATAAGCATAACTGGCATATAGATCTTATATCAGAATATCTTCATGCTTGTGAACGTAGAGAGATTAAACGTTTAATTATTAACATTCCACCCAGGTTCTTGAAGTCAATCTCATGTTCCGTTGCATTTCCAGCGTGGTTACTTGGTCACAATCCTTCGGAAAAAATCACATGTGTTTCATATGCTCATAAGTTATCCGTAACATTATCGGAAAGCACCCGCGCTGTAATGAGTAGTGATTGGTATAATTGTGTATTCCCTGAGACTGTTCTTAGGCATCAGACGCAGACTGAACTGAAAACTACTGATATGGGATTTAGAATGTGTACCTCAACTGGAGGAGTGCTTACTGGTCTTGGTGGTAACTATATCATTGTCGACGATCCTTTATCTGTTCTACAAGCTCAATCAATGAATGAAAGAGACAAAGCTAATGTCTGGTTTGATTCGCTATCAACTCGTCTTGATGATAAAAAGAACGGTGTAATCATTGTAATTATGCAACGGTTACACACGAATGATACAACAGGTTACTTGCTAGAAAAAGGTGGATGGGAACATTTAAAGATTCCTTTGATTGCCGAAGAGAAAACCATTTACCATATGGGTTCTGTTACTAAAGAAGTAGAAGAGGGTGAGTTGTTACATCCTACCATGTTTGGTGAAGAAGAAGTAGAAATGGCAAAAAGAGACATGAAAGCTTACGCATTCTCCGGTCAGTGTCAGCAAAATCCTGCTCCAACAGGTGGGGGTGAATTCATTAGAGAATGGTTACAATTCTACAAAGGTAAACTAACAGCTACAAATTTCAACACATATATAATGGTGGACCCAGCGAATGCTAAAAAAGCTCATTCTGATTATACTTCTATGGTCGTTGTTGGTCTGGGGGCTGATAAAAATTTCTATATACTTGATTGGGTACGGGATAGGTTAAATATCCGTGAGCGTGAAGAAAGATTGTTTGGGCTTCATGAGAAGTGGAAACCTAAATATGTTCTATATGAAAAGTATGGACTCATGGTTGACGCTGATACTATGCGTGAGGCAATGAACTATCGTAATTATAGATTTGTTATTACCGAAGTTGGCGGCTCTATGAGAAAGGTAGATAGAATACTCAGACTCCAATCATATTTATATGACGGTAGATTTTGGTTCCCTGAACAATTAATCAGAGCCAATTATGAAGGCAAACCTATAGATCTAATAGAAGAATTTATTAACCAGGAATATCTAACATTCCCAGTCGGTTTGCATGATGACATGTTAGATAGTTTGTCACGAATATTTGATGCTCCAACTCTTGCATGGCCTGGAGATCATCAGTTTGATTATTATAAATTCGCAGAAGGATTTAAATAATGAAATTCAGGAAACCAACAAAACGATTCAAAGAACTGTGTAAACAATATGAAGATGAACTTCATGAGAAATATGGAATAAAAAAATATCCATCTTACTTGCGGGACTGCGAAACAGATCAGGAAAGAATCCAGCATCTGTTAAAATGTGTCGATCACTTATGTAATCATATTAGAGACTTAGAAGACAAAATTGAAGATCTTGTAAATACATTACAAGAGACATGGAGAACTTAAGAATGAAGGTCTTGAATGGCTCTGACTAAAACCGAACTCAGATTCTTAACCAATCTTAATAAGACTGAAGATGGTTGTTGGTTATGGAGAGGTAAAGAGAGATTAGGTGGATACGGCACAATTTGGGTTGAGAGAAAGAATCTTAAGGTACAGCGTTACAGTTGGATGATACATTTTGAACCAATTGCAGTTACGACACTGGTAGCATCTACCTGCAATAATCAAATGTGTGTGAATCCAGATCATTTATATATATGGAGGAGGAGAAAGAGTGAACGAGTTCAAGAAGATATTAAACAATAGAATTACTTTAATATTAATTTGTACAATAGTTACTGTGATTCTACATGCTGTTCATAGTGAAATAATGTCTATTATAGTTGATTGCGGAACCTTCGTAAGTATAGCTACAATAGCATTAGAGAAAGACAAGTCATAATAATTGCTAAACACATTAATAATTGTTACAATATAATGTAATAATTATAACAATCGTAATAAATAGGCTGATACATGCTAGATGATATCGAGATATTAAAGCAGGCACATAATCGTATTCAAGAGAATCTACTTGTAACTGCGTGGTGGAGAAGTAATGAAATTCGAGACAACTACGGGTTGTACGAAGGTAGCCAATGGCTACAAGAGGATTTCTCACGTCAAGAAGCTAACAATCAACCTATTAGAACGATTAACCGTTGCGCAGTATTAACTGATGCTATTGTAGGATTCGAGATACAGAATCGTAGCGAAGTTAAATATGTTCCAAGGACCACTTCCGAACAAGAACAAGGTTTTGCTGACATCATGAATGACGGTGTCAAATGGATTGAGGATAATTCTGAATATTCCATGCAGAAGAGTTTAGCTGTTAGCGATATGTTAATATGCGGACTTGGATTTGTCGAGACTTCTATAGACTATTACGAGAATCAAAACGGTCAAGCGAAATGCGAAAGAATATTCCCTTACTTCATGCTATGGGATGTAACAGTTCGTGATAAGAATCTTAAATCTGCTAATTGGGTTTGTCGTGCAAAGATTATAGATCGAGATTTACTTCATCAATATCTGAAAGGCATGACAGCAGATGAGCGTGATGAAGCTTCTGCAGATTTTGGTTCAGCAGTTGACGCTAGATTCTTAGAATTTTTTGACACTATAATGATCGTTAAATCTCTTGGAGTTATATATCATTATCAATGGCGTGAATTAGAATATTATTACCGCGTTGAGAATCCAATGAAAGGATTTGAAGGCGACCCTGAAGATCCTTACGTGCAAAATGTATTACTCGCTGCCCGTATTCTACAAGATAAATATAAATTCAATGCTTTTACTGATGGTCAATTTGTAGTTCCTTACGGGGAAATATCAGAAGTTCGAGAGTTATACAAAACTTTGGACATGAAAACCAAGGCGATTAAATCTAAAAAATGGCGTTATTATAGAGCTGATATTGTTGGTAATAGAGTAATTTCTAAGTCTGAAAACTTCTCTCAATCTGGATTTAGTATTCAATGTATGACTGGTAAATACGATGAGATCAGACAGTGTTACTATGGAACAATGAGGGCAATGAAAGAACCTCAACGGTTGCTCAATCAATCTGTTTCTGACTATGAAGGCTTCTTGCGTAACATTCCTAAGGGTGGATTTATTATTGAGACTGATGCCGTTCCTAACCTTGAAGGCTTCAGAGATACCATGCTTAAAGCTAATATGTTAACAGTAGTTAGTCCAGGAGCAATTGCATCACAAAAGATTATGCCTAAGCCAACTCCTCCTATTCCTTCTGGTCTCCTCGAAATGATACAATATGCAGATCAAGCTATGATGCAATGTATAGGAGTAACTTCAGACTTTATGGGAATAGCTGATAGTAAATTAATGACAGCTCAATTAAATGCCCAGCTAGTTCGTCAAGGACTTATGGTGTTGGCTCCTTATTTTGATGCTATTAAATTATTTACTCAAACCAATGGTCGTGTATTCTATGATTGCTTTAAGATCTTAATGGAGAATTGTGAATCCAAACTTATCGGTCATATTACTAATGAATCAAATATTAAAAATGTAGAGTTCCTGCGAGATAATCTAGACATAGATTATGATGTGGTTATTGAAGATACTCCAATGACTCCTGATCAAAGACAACAGACATTTGAGAAAATGCTTGAGTTGCAGAATGTATTTAACTCTAGTCCTAATCCAGTTAACGTATTACCTATTGCCATGGAATATGCTCCATTTAATGGTGATCAACTTGAAAAGATCAAGACTATGATGCAACCGCCTCCTCCACCACAACCGGACCCAGTACAACAAAGATTACTTGAAGCGGAAAGTTCTTACAAAGAAGCTTCAGCTAAGAAACAAGAAGCAGAGGCTTTAAAAACGCAAATAGAAGCGATGTTAAAGCAAACTGCCCTTGTACATGCCGACGAAATTGCAGAAGTTGATCTATATAAAAAGACAACTGCCGCCGAATATGATCAAGTAAGAGCATTAAAAGGACTGCAAGAACTTCGTCACCCACAACAATAAAAGGATGAAAGAAAATATGGATGAATTACAAGTAGTAAACAATAATATAGCACCTATTCAATTGAATAAGGAACCAGAACTAAAACCAATACTTACTAGAAAACAGGAAGCCGAATTACGTAAAGAAGAATTCTTTAAAGAATTAAACAAAGCTCATGGTATTCAAGAAGAAGCTCCAAGGATAGAAGAACCTAGAGAAGTTCATCCAGAATCTGAAGAGATCAAAGAACCAAACGATCATGATGAATCTTTTGAGGAAGAAAACGAATTAGATAATAAACCAATCCCGAAAAAAAGATTCGACAAAGAATTAGAAAAGCGTAAATTGCTCGAAGAGGAATTAAAGCGTGAAAGGGAATCTCGTATTAAATACGAAACAGAACTTTCATTATATAATAAAGCCATTTCTCAAATGAGTGAACAGAAACAAGCAGATCATTCTACTGAATTAGATCCGATTGACACTGACGCTCACAATCTTTATATGAGAAAGATTAAAGAACTTGAAAACAAATATGAGCAGCAGAATAATTCGATGTCTGAATATAGAACCAGACAAGAATTCGCACAAACTGTTGATAAGCAGGCTGCTGAATATTCGCAGAAACATCCTGACTTTACAGATGCTTATAATTATTTGCTCAACATTGAAGCCCAGAAAGTAAAATTATTAGGTTATGGTGAACAAGAAGCTAATCAATATGCATTACAACAACTTCAGCCAATTGCTTGGCAAGCTTATCAAAGTGGCAAAAATGTCGCAGAGATTGCTTATAATATGGCTAAAAACTATGGTTACAAAGTGGCTACTCCGTCAAATATTAGCAAACCTAACCTGGATAGCATCGATAGAAACATGCAAAAATCCTATTCCGCTCTTAAAGAGGTTCCAGGTGTTAGTACGTCTGTGGCTCCTGAAAGTGCTGCATATAATAATCTTGATGGTTTCACGAGGAATTTAGGTAGTTTAAACAAACGTGGAATTGATCAATCTAAGTTTTACGAAGCTATTGAAAAGATTAGAAAGGCTGGTCTATAAATAAAAAGAGCGTGGAAAATAAAGAAGGCTAAAGATTCCACGCTCTTATCAATTCTATTAAATCACGGTAATAGATGAAGACAATTATACACGGTTCTTGTGGTAATGCCAAGCTCTCTTGCAATTCTTGCTTTAGAAACTCCTTTTTTTAAACAATCATTCATATAATGAAGTTGCATCTCGCTTAGCTTAATTGCCTTCTTTGGACGACCTTTATATTTACCATCAGCTTTAGCTCTGGCAATACCTTCTCTTTGTCTTTCATGTAGTAATGACAACTCGAATTGTGCAACAGCTCCCATGATAGTAAGCATTAACTGACCCATCGGGTTATCTCCGCCATCAAATGTCAATCCTTCTTTGATAAATCGTATAGTAACTTTGTTACGATTAAGATAATTAACAAGATGCAATAGATCCTCAACATTTCTTGCGAGTCTATCCATAGAATGCACAACAACAACATCCCCTTCACGAACATAAGCTAACATCTCCTTCAAAGCTGGTCGTTCAATTGTCTTTCCGCTGACATGATCAGTAAATATTTTATCTAATGCCATTTCATGTAGCTGTCGTTCTGTTTTTTGTTCAACAGTGCTGACACGAATATAGCCGACAACCTGATTGTTAACATATTTATTCATATTAAAAAACCTTTATAATCATTAACAAAAATCGTTCTGCACAACGGTAAAAAGCTTAACCTAGATGAAAGATAACATCTAAGGCCCTACGTACGATATCAGACGAAAGTAAAATTGCAACTCTATTTTTCTCAAATAGCCATACATACCAGTCGTGCGTTATGGATTACTCATGTTTCATTAATTTCACACACTATATTTAGTATTTAGCTCAAATTAGAAATAATTATTACATCGTTAATAAAAAATTAATCTATTTGCGTATAATGATTATGGCTTTTAAAAAAGGAGAAGCAATATGCTCGACGAGTTCGTTAAACATTTATTAATTGATGTTGGATTACTATTAATTTTAGGAGCTGTGGCATCAAAGCTATTCCTGATATTAAAAAACGATCTACAAGAAGTAAAAACTAAAATTGATAATCTAAAGTCCGATGTTAAAAAGGACGTATGATTAATCTGATATATTTCATTCTTAGTATATCAGTTGTAT